ATTTTTGACGAGGCGTCGGGGATTGACGATGCTATTTGGTCGGTAGCGACTGGTTTTTTCACGGAGAACACGCCGAATCGGTTTTGGTTGGCGTTTTCTAATCCTCGGCGCAATGTGGGGTACTTTTTTGAGTGTTTTGGCTCGAAGAGGGACTTTTGGAAGACGAAGGTGATTGATGCGCGGTCGGTGGAGGGTACTGATAAGGCGGTGTATGACCAGATCATTGAGGAGTACGGTGAGGACTCGATCCAGGCGCGGGTGGAGGTGTATGGGGAGTTTCCGGCTGCGGGTGAGGATCAGTTCATTTCGCCGGTGGTTATTGATGAGGCGATGGCTCGGGTGAAGTACAAGGATCAGACTGCGCCAATTGTGATTGGTGTGGATCCGGCGCGTGGGGGGATGGATTCGACGGTGATTGTGGTGAGGCAGGGGCGGGACATTGTGGCGATTCGGAGGTATAAGGGGGACGACACGATGACGACGGTGGGGAATGTGATTGAGGCGATAGAGGAGTACAAGCCTGCGCTGACGGTGATTGATGAGGGCGGGTTGGGATATGGGATTCTTGACAGGTTGACGGAACAGAGGTACAAGGTAAGAGGGGTTAATTTTGGCTGGAAGGCCAAGAATCCGATCATGTGGGGTAATAAGCGTGCCGAGATGTGGGGTGCGATGAGGGAGTGGTTGAGGACTGCTTCGATACCGCAGGATCGGGCATTGAAGTCTGATTTATTGGGGCCGATGAAGAAGCCGGACTCGTCTGGGACGATTTTCCTTGAGGGTAAAAAGGAGATGAGGGCTAGGGGTTTGGCTAGTCCTGACGCGGCGGATGCGTTGGCGGTTACTTTTGCTTATCCGGTGGCGAGTCGGGAGTACAATCCGAAAAACGAGCGTCGGGTGGTAATGCAGGGTGGTGCTGGCGCGTCTAGTTCTTGGATGGGGAGCTGAAATGCCGTTGGTCAAATCTAAGTCTCCAGAGGCTTTTCGCAAGAATGTCAAAGCTGAGGTGGCGGCGGGTAAGCCTGTGAAGCAGGCGGTTGCGATTGCGTACTCTGTGAAGCGTGAAGCTGCTGATGCCAAGAAGGGCAAGAAATGAGTAAGAAGGATCAGGATATCCTTTCAACGGCGCGTTCTCGCTTGAACATGGCTATTGCGGCGTATTCGGAGAGCCGCGAGGACGAGATTGACGATCTCAAATTCTTTGCTGGTTCGCCTGATAACCATTGGCAGTGGCCTGCGGATGTATTGGCGACTCGTGGGGCGGTGCAGGGGCAGACGATCAATGCGCGGCCCTGTTTGACCATCAATAAGCTGCCGCAGCATGTGCGTCAGGTGACAAATGACCAGCGTCAGAATCGGCCTGCGATCAAGGTTATTCCGGTTGATGACAAGGCGGATGTCGAGGTTGCGGACATTTTTGACGGGCTGATGCGCCATATTGAATACATCTCGGATGCGGATGTAGCGTATGACACGGCGTGCGAGAACCAGGTTGCGTATGGTGAGGGGTACATTCGGATCTTGACCGAGTACTGCGACGATAACTCGTTTGATCAGGACATCAAGATTGGCCGGGTGCGGAACTCGTTCTCGGTGTACATGGATCCGACGATTCAGGATCCGTGCGGTTCGGATGCAAAGTGGTGTTTCATTACTGAAGACATTTTGAAGGCTGATTACGAGCGGATGTTCCCGGACGCCAATCCGGTTTCGACGTTGCAGACGTTGGGAGTGGGTGATCAGTCGTTGTCTCAGTGGATCAATGAAGACACGGTCAGGATTGCGGAGTATTTTTACATTGATTACGACCGCAAGACGCTGAACTTGTATCCTGGCAATGTATCTGTGTTTGATGGTACGCCTGAAGACAAGCAGATGAAGTTGATGGGCATGAAGCCTGTGCGCACTCGTCAGGCGGATGTGCAGAAGGTCAAATGGTGCAAGATCAACGGCTATGAGATTCTTGAAGAGCGCGACTGGGTTGGCAAATATATCCCGGTGGTTCGGGTGGTTGGGAACGAGTTTGAGGTTGATGGCCGAATCTATGTGTCTGGCCTTGTGCGCAACGCCAAGGACGCCCAGCGCATGTATAACTATTGGGTTAGCCAAGAGGCGGAGATGCTGGCCTTGGCGCCAAAAGCCCCGTTCATTGGCTATGGTGGGCAGTTTGAGGGTTACGAGCATCAATGGAAGACGGCAAACACGCAAAACTGGCCGTATCTTGAGGTCAATCCTGACGTTACGGATGGGCAGGGTGCCGTCTTGCCACTACCTCAACGTGCCTTGCCTCCAATGGCCCAGACAGGCCTTATTCAAGCCAAAATGGGGGCTTCGGACGACATCAAGAGCACGACGGGTCAGTATGATTCAAGCCTTGGTGCGACCAGTAATGAGCGATCGGGCAAGGCGATTCTTGCGCGTGAGAAGCAGGGCGACACGGGGACGTATCACTACGTAGACAATCTGGCCCGTGCTGTGCGGCACATTGGTCGGCAGATCATTGATGCTGCACCAAAGATCTATGACACGCAGCGGATTGCGCGGATCATTGGCTTGGATGGCGAAACCAAGATGGCGAAGGTTGATCCGACGCAGCAAGAGCCTGTGAAGAAGATTGTTGATCAGGCAGGGATTGTGATTGATAAGATCTACAACCTGAGCGTTGGCAAATACGATGTTTGCGTGACGACTGGCCCGAACTACATGACCAAGCGCCAAGAGTCTTTGGATGCGATGAGTCAGTTGTTGCAAGGTAATCCGCAATTGTGGGCGGTTGCTGGTGATTTGTTTGTAAAGAACATGGACTGGCCTGGCGCACAAGAGATGGCAAAGCGGTTTGCCAAGACGATTGATCCGAAGCTGTTATCCGACGATGACAAGACGCCAGAGCTGCAAGCGGCCGAGCAGCAGATTCAGGCGATGGGTCAGGAGATGGAGCAGATGCACCAGATGCTGAAGAATGTTCAGCAGTCGATGGAAGCTCGTGACATTGCAATCAAGGAGTTTGATTCGCAGGTAAAGGCGTATCAAGCAGAGACACAGCGTATCAGTGCTGTGCAGGCTGGGATGTCTCCTGAGCAGATTCAGGACATTGTGATGGGTACGATTGCGGCGGCATTAGATACTGGCGACTTGGTTGGAGGCATGCCTCAAATGGGCTCTGCGCCTCGTGGCGAGATTGAAGAACAAGGAGAAATGCAACAATGAAGGCGTCAGACTTTGTGGGGATGTTGTTCTTAGCCCGTGACGTAGCCCATTCGGTTCATTTGAACACTCGCAGCTTTGCCAAGCATTCGGCATTGCAGGGGTTCTATGAGGGGATTGTGGATCTAGCCGATAGCTTTGCCGAGGCGTATCAAGGAAAACATGGCCTGATGGGGCCTGTTGCGTTGATGTCTGCGAAGAAAACGACCAACATTGTTGAGTTTCTTCAAGACCAGATGGAAGAAATTGAAGAAGAACGCTACAAAATTGTGGATAAGGACTGCACTCCGTTGCACAATATCATTGACGAGATTCTTGCGCTGTATCTGTCAACTCTCTATAAATTACGCTTTTTGGCGTGAGGTAAAAAATGGAACTTCTGCGACCTTGCATGGATGCGTCGTTTGGCGCCAAAAGCGTAGCGTATACGGGCACTGCTGGCACGACGACCACTTGGCCTGCTGGCCCACAAGGGGTTTTGGTTTGGTGCACCACAGACGCTTACATTCGCGTTGGTGAGGGTGTGACGGCGACGACTGCTGACACTCCGATACCGGCGGGGACTCCAATCCCTTTTAACGTGCCGAATCCCTCCAGCGGGGTTATCGGTACTGGTGCGCCGTGGGTTGTGAGCGCGATTCAGGTGTCGGCTGGTGGCACCTTGTACGCCAAACCGATCAATATCCGATGAGCTGGGGCGTCGCTCTCAGAAACGCCGTTGGGCTGGGGCTTGGCGGTATTCCGTCTGTTCTGAATGCGCCACCTTACGCATCGTTAAAGCTGAATTTCACTGAAGTGAATGCGCTTGATCCGCGCATTACGTTCACGCGGGCAAGCAGCGCGACGTACTTCAACAGCGCTGGAGTTCTGAGCACTGCGGCAAACGACGTTGCGCGGTTTGACTACGACCCCGTAACGCTGGCTGCTCGTGGGCTGCTGATTGAGGAGCAGCGTACAAATCTTTGCCTGTATTCAGAAGATTTGAATCAAGCAGCTTGGGCTAAAGGGGTTGGCGTTACTACCACGTATAACACAGTAGTTGCGCCGGACGGAAACACGACTGCAGACACGCTAACATTGAGCGGAACAGATAACGGTGTTTACGAAAGCATAACCGTTACTGCATCTACTGCATACACATGGTCTTGGTGGGTTCGGCTTGGTACATTAGCGGCAGCAGATTTTAAATTTGCCATCTACAACAACACGGCTGCGGCTTTTATTGTTTCG